GGTCAGAATTTCGAGTAAGCCAAGCAAAATCACGATTGCCACGAGCCAATGGGCCGACGTAGTAAGGGATACGGAAGGTTAACAGCTGTTGAATTTTTTCAGAATCTTCTTTTAAGAATGGATAATAATCACCTTGACTATGTAGAATTGCCTTCATTTCAGCTAGATGAACTTGGTATGGAATTGTGCCATTATCAAAAGTACGTTGTTTTCTTAGAAAATCCTCGCGCTTAATTTTCTCAAGGAAATAGTCTGCCCCTTTAACATTATTTAAAATGTCCTTGAGATATTTATAAAATTCTTCCTCAGTTGCTAATTTACCATTTCTTTTTCGTACTTTTGAATCAACTCCTACATATCCTGCATAACCATTTTTGCTATCGTCAGAAAAAACTTCATCATATTTTTCTGGAAGATTGGCCTTAATGAAGTGTTTTAAGGCAGCTAAGTCTTCTTCATGTTCTTTGAATCGTATGACCATTTTTGTTGATAAAGGCGCATGTGGTGATTCGTCTGAAACGATACCTGCTAATAAGATACCATCGCTTAGATTTTTCACTACAGAAAAGAGTTCGATGAAATTTTCTCCGATTAGCGCGAGGAGATTTCCAAGATCTTCTTCATAGCTCTCCGACGATATTTGTAATTTAGCATCGTTTTCTAAACTAAAATTTGTTTTAAAATTAGGTGTCAATCCTAGAGCTAGTCCGATTAAATTCCCGAATAAGGTATTCTTCTTTTCACTTGGGTAGTTCTTAAGAAGTTGTTCCTGTTTTTCAGACTTAGGGATTTTAGCGGTTAAGATTTCTGTGACATTCAGTTTGATTTTAGAAAGGGAGGTTTCTTGAACATTATCGTATTCTTCAACGAATTTTTCAAACAGTCCTTGGATGTCATTATTTTGAACTTTAAACTTGGGATTGTCAATCAAAAAATGCCCGCGGTATTTAATCATGTGAGCAAGAGCTAGATAAATCAAACGCAAATCTGCTTTTTCATTTGACTCTGCTAGTTGCTTTCTCAAATGATAAATTGTTGGAAATTGCTTATGGTATTCTTTCTCTTCTTGTAGGGTAGCAAAAATAGGATATTTACTTCCTCTTTTATCCTCAGGAACTAAAAAGGAGTCATCTAATCGATGAAAGAAACTACTATCCACCTTGCTCATTTCTTCAGAAAAGATTTCTTGAAGATAGCGAAGACGATTTTTTCGACGAGTATAGCGACGGCGTGCTGTTCGTTTTAGACGTCTATCTTCAGCAGTAGTCCCTTCATCAAATAATAAAGCTCCAATTAGATTTTTCTTGATAAAGTTTTTATCAGTATTGCCCAGAACTTTCATCTTTTTCGATGGTACCTTATAGTCATCCGTAATGACGGCCCATCCGACGCTATTAGTTCCGATATCGAGTCCGATAGAGTAATTTTTGTTTTCCATGTATAAAAACCTCCTTTGTATTAAGTTATAATTTACAAATTAAGAAATGAGAGTCTTGATTAAGTCGATGCAACCTTTCATAAACTTTATTAACTCAGTTAGAATAGCTAAATGATCTTTAGTAAAATTTGAACTTTTTCACCTTTCTCCTTAAAATACAACTATATTAAACTATAACATTTCTAATGAAAATTTCAATAAAATGAATGCTATATTTGTAGAAATCTGTTAGAATTAGTAATGAGTTGTATTTTAGTTTTAGAACTGTATTGTTTCGAATAATACTAAACTAGATTTTTTCAAAAGTTTCTAACGAGGTTTTAGAGCTGTATTGTTTATAGCTTTAAAATAGCTTTTTATCGTATTTATAAAATAATTTACATTTCACTTGATAATATTTGATAAGTATAGTACAATGAAGTTGTTGGAACTATTCGAAACAACACAGCAAGTTAAAATAAGGCTTTTGTCCGTATACAACTTGAAAAAGTGCGCACCGATTCGGTGCTTTTTATTTACTATAATAACTATATTTTACACTTATTTCTATAAAAAGGCAACGAAATTCAAAGCGTTTTCAACAAATTCACTAAAAAAACTACGTTCAAATGAACGTAGTTTTAATATTCATGTCCCCTGCCGAATTAAACCAATTGCGACTAGGAATACTCTGCTTTACAAAAGCCTTTCTGATAGTGTCTTTTCGATAATATTTCACCAAAACAAACACCTCACAAGACATGGTTATTTACAAAGTTTGCCCCTTTTGTGCCCCTTTTTATAGTGTTTAATTATACTCTGTTTCCGTTAAAACGGACATTTTTTATATTTCCTATTCTGATAAAAAACCTCTAGACAAACTAGAGGTTTAGATGATCAATTGATTCTTTCTTTTTTTAGATTTAAATTAAGAAATTATTTTTTGCAGTTTCCGCTGCATTGTTCATTTTAGCTCAAATCACCCCAAAGAGTAATCCGATTTCCTGCATCGTCTGTTTGGCCAATGGCCATGTAATTACGATTGCCAGAGTTACCAATGTAAGAGATCCAGCGATAACCATTAGCTGATCCTTTACTGTCATAATTAACAGAATCCCCGGCTTCGTAAACATGCACGATTTCGCTGTTAAGATTTGGTTCACGGCGCACATTGATAGCTGATGTTCCAACTGTAAAAGTACCGATTTCAGGTGTAAGCTCAATTTCTTCTGACGTTGGGGTTACGTCGGCTGGAGTGGCTGGCGCAGTGCCATCGCTGTATGGTGGATAAAACCAACCAATTACATCCTCAAAACCTCGATTATTGTATCGAGCCGGGCCTCCAACGATTAAAGCATCAGCATTACCGTCGATATTCTGCTCGACAGTGCGCATGGTGATGCCGTCAGAATCCTCAATAACGATACCGCAATGACCATAATTAACACCACCAAACCAAGCATTCATGTTGAAAAATGCTCCAGCTCGTGGGTTTTCGTCCGTTGGCATGCGGTGTACTTCCCAGCCAGCGGCTTCTGCCGAATCAAGCAAATCAGCTGCATTGCCCCATAAATCTACACTGAAAAAGTGTTTTGATGGATATGTTACCAAGTCTGCGCATTGAGTGCCTGCAAATCCATCTTTATCAACGCCCATGCCCGAGTTTGCTAGGCCGATCGTGAATTGTACAAGTTCATTTGCTGTTGTCATTTCTACTCTCCTTATAAAGTAATTCTAAAAATGGGTCAAGCATGATTGCAATAAAGCCAAGTGGAAACACTAACGGTATCAGTAATAGCAATAAAATCACTCTGCCTATCGCTTTCATGCTAGACCTCCTTGTCATTCATTTTCTTCTTGATATTTTTTGCTTGAGATACCAAGTACAGTACCTGCGAACGTAGCAAGTAGTGCAATAGTTCCTGTGATTGCCGTAGTATCAAATTTATATAGAGCACCAAGTCCTGTAATTAGCGTGATGGCGGCTGGCACAACAACTGTAACTGACTTTTTTGCTACATCATACTGTGAGTTTGATAATTTCATATATCACTCCTTTTTCTTGTGGTTATCAACCCGCTCATTTATAAACGTGGTCACATAGGGTATTTTAAGCCCTAAAATATCCAGATTTGTCACTAAGCTAGCACCGTAGCTTGCACAAAGAGCTGTTATAATCATATCAGCTAGTGAGCCGGCGTTTGCGAAGAGGAAAAATGGATAACCAATTGCAGCAATAACGAAAATTGCTGAGTGGGTCACAATCCCTGTCCGGGCTTTTCGGCTTGAAAATTCTTTAAGCGCCCAAGCCTTGCAAAAACCGGTGATTACATCAGCTACAATCAGGATCAGTAGAATGAATACGAAAAAGTGATCATCAATCCCTGTCTCGTAAAAATCCTTTACGACATTGAGTATCGCCCAAATCCCATCTACTTCTTGCATCTACCACCTCTACGCTGTTTCTGCTTTGCCAGCTGTGTCAAGCTCCGCCAAAATTTCATCTTCGATTTGATAGCGCAGATTTCGCAGATTTTGCTCATCCTTACGCATATCCTTTCGATATTTAGCGTATAGCTCTGGTTCGTGCAGTGTTTCAGAAACAGTTGAAACAGCTGTATGATCAATGTTTACTACCGTGGTTTTCACAAGCTTTTCTTGCTCGTCCTCGGTTGCGAAAAACTCTGCCACAATCTGGCGTGATTTTGAGACTTTTAACATAGTCTGTACCTCCTTTAATTTATGCTCTAATTATCCCTCTAGTTGCGAGGGTTTTTTTACTCAATTAGGCCAAGGATTGTCTGTGACATAAGTCACCGTACCAAGCCAGACTGCATCAGTTGTGTATGATGACGTTAAAAATACATCGCCTGCAGTGTTGATATGCAGTACTCCGGTACCAACAACATTAGCTGATACATTGGCATGTAATATCAATGATATATTTTGTACTGGCCTATATCCAATTGGTATTTTTTCAGCCATTTTGGCATTTTCGTATTTTTGGTTGATGCGAATAATTCTACGCTCTAAAGATATAGTGACTGTATCGCCAATCCTAGCAGCATAAGCTGCCATACCATAAGGTAAACCAATAAGTGTCTTATATAGGACTTTTTGCTTAGGGTCTGGTTTTAAAGCTTCTAAATCAGATTTCAAAGCTAAATTAACCCACTCTTTCCAAACACCATCAGACATTACTCGGTAAGCTGATACTGTACCAGCGAAATCAACAGCTTCTTGTAAAGCGTTATCGCCATTATGTCTTGTAACCCTCACATATATACTTTTATTTTCGGACTCAGGAGCATTATTTAGATTGTATCCTGTATAAAATCCCGTAGTCTGATAATTATTCCAATCATCCACAGCTAGCATAGTCATACCAGAATGGCCGGTTAGTTGATACTGTTGGACTGGTTTGTTATTAGCATAAATATCCCCGCCAACATCTAGTGCGCCACGCTCACGAATTTTATTGATACCGACACCACTTTTGTCCATAGACATCACAACAGACCTAGTTGGTACTTCAAAACGATAGCTAGAACTAGTAAAGCGATCCTCGACAGTCCCAACAACTATATAAGATTTGTCTGCTGGATATTTGTTTCCTAGATTAGCAGCAGAATTGATTAGAGTGGCAAGAGTAGCAAAATCACCTCTGGCTGGCCCGACATCTTCTACAAATCTATCTGTACCAAATGGCGCTATTTTAAAGCGCAATCTCATGATATTCTTCTGCGCTCCGTCAATCGTTAGAGGTGCGATTTTGGCATTGCGGATAATTTGCAACTGGTCAGCATTCGCCCCGATCCGCTGTACATCAAAGCTGATTTGTGGCAGATGGTAATCTAATACATTGATAGTCACATCTTTTGGCGCACTAGTCCTACCTCTACTATCTGTGACGGTTGCTCTGATCGTTGCCTGCCCAGTAAAGTCTATATCGCCAAATGTATCATTTTTATCCAAGACATACGGTTGACCAACAATCTCTGCATGATAGCTAACAATAGTAGAACCGTAAGCCCCTGCAGATTGTCCTAGGTTTACCCTAATGCTGGATAAAACACGGATAAAGTGATTCGGTTTGAGAAGCTGTGCAACAGTCGTATTAGTATCTGTTACACTCAGACTCGATAATGTAGGTTTAATATTGTCAGGAATAGTCAATTCTAACCTTTGACTATCCCTCCCAACCTCTGCACCGTTGTTATAAGTGATGTAAGTAATCGTACCAAAACCACTAACAGCATCAGGCGTTTGCTCACACAAAGCCATTTCTGGTGTCCAAGTATAGCTGGTTTCAATGTTATCTCCAGCTATTTTCTTATCGTAGTTACCATATTTTACCCAGATAGCGTGCCTAAAGTTATTATTTTGACGGCTGATATTTAGAGTTACAGGCTTTCCTATTGTGGCTTTAGCACTTGTACCAGTGCTAGCTCGTTCAATTTTGGACAATCTCAAACTTTCTGATACAGAGGACGATGTATAGTATCCTATGTTTAAAGGTAAATTAGCGGAAATAGTGACAGTTTTATTTCCATCACTATCATGCGGCACATTAACATCTACTGCTTTGAGCAACACAGTTTGCCCTTGCGAGATTTTACAATCAACTTGAAAATTCTGAGCCTTGCCATCAACAGTTATAGTCAATGTTCGCATAATGTGTTCGTAAATAGCGGCCTGACTATTTGCAATCAATTTTACTTGTACATTCACTGTCGAGAAATTCCCGGTTGGGTTTGGGGTGTTCCAGCCAGATACAATTTCAAGTTGCATTGCCGCCCCCCATAAACCACCAAAGATATTACGAGCCATATTAAGCACCTCCTACATACATTGTTAAATTACGGTCTGGATTTATTGGATCTTGCATTGTCATAAAACGACCAATCCGCAAGCTCTTAACAAATACACCATTATCAATCTTGAGCACCCCTTGAGAAATAGATGCCACCTCTTTACCTCCTGACACAAAAGAAATTCTGTCATGAGAAACCAAGACTTTTGATGAACCATCTTTTCGGCCAACAATCAACCCCTCCTCTGACTGGCTCATGTAAGTATTCACAAACTCAGTCACAGTTTGTAACTCACCAACTTTACGTTGGAGATCTATCATCCGTTCACTGGCTTTGATAATTGCTGACTCTGCGCTCTTTCTCCCTGCTTCCTCGGCTGCTGCGAGGTTCTGTATTTCTTTTATCCATTTTTCGACCACAGACAAAGCAGCTTTTGCTTCCAACTCTGCTTTCAAGACATTATCACGCTCTGCCAGCTTGTTTAATTGCTCCTGAGTCAAACCTTGGTCTGCTTTAGCATTGATAGCACTCGAGACATCTTCAATTGCTTGTATATAATCCGGAAAATAAGAGCCTATAGATAACATTGCATTATCGATATTTATATTTAAACCGGCAGGAAAGCCACTGTTAGTTCCAAATCTTATAAACACATTGTCTGTTCTGTATGTTTTCGAAGAATTAGATAAGTCTATGATAAATTCAAAATGTTGTTTTTCTGTTGTCCCAGACTTAAAAATCAAATCTCTATAAGAGTACCAAGGACTAGCTGAAAAATGGACGTTTGCTTTCGTATCTTTAGCTAAAGGGGTAACAAAAGAAATGTCGAAAGAAATTCTTACAAAATCCTTTTTAAATCTATCCTCGTTTTGCCAAAAATCATCAACAATAAAGGTTCTATAGTCAAACGTTGATTGATTATTTGTTACAAAGCTTCTAGAGAGGGAATTTTTAAAGTAATTTCTTGCTCCACCTTTCACAGTTCCAACCATGTCCACCCACTTATACCTAGCTGGGTCTGTGCTGTCAGCCAAGGCATAGTCAGTGTATGTGCCGAGGTAGCGCTTGCTACCTGTTTGTGTCGTGCTAAAGTCAGTACGGCCATCTGAACTATTGGCGTAAGCGAAATGCACATATGGGGTCTTGCCGTCTACCCCTGCTTTACCAGGTACGCCCTGTGCACCGTCAGAGCCTTTCCACTTCGTCCACTTGTAAGCGGTAGGATTGTTGCTGTCAGTTGCCACAAAGTCCTGATACATACCGATATAAGCCTTGGTTTGGTCTGTTTGGCTAAAACCTCCACCAGTAGGATTATCAGCGTAGGCTATATGAGTGTACTGTGTCCGACCATCTGCACCCTTAGTACCAGGTATGCCTTGGTCGCCCTTGGGGCCTTGCAAGCCTTGGATACCACGTTCACCTTGAGGGCCTCTGTCTCCAGTAGCTCCCTTATCACCTTTTGCACCAGTATCGCCCTTATCGCCTTTAATGAGTGCCCACTTATACCTAGCTGGGTCTGTGCTGTCAGCCAAGGCATAGTCAGTGTATGTGCCGATATATAATTTCCCAGTGCTATCAGTAACGCTAAATCCTTGAGTACCATTAGCATTAACAGCATAGGCGATATGCAAGTATGGAGTACGACCATCTTCTCCTTTTGCTCCGGGAGTTCCTTTAGCTCCATCTGCCCCCTTAATAAGTGTCCAGCGATACTTAGAGGGATCAGTGCTATCGTTCTCTTTGTCGTCTACATAAATTCCTATATGGGTTCGACTAGAATTATTAGAAATGCTAAAATCACCAACTAACTCAGCCACTTTTGGGATATTTTGTGCTGGATCCCCTTTTCCCCAATTTGCCGTACTAGCTACGTGAGTTCCAGGCGCAAATTCTTTGTAATGCCAGCTATCATTCTTGCCGTATCTAACAATTGACTGTTTAGTGATTGTAAAACTCTGCCACTCATTACACAAAAAAGATAAAGTAGCAAAAGCAATATGAGTGTAACTAGATTTCCCATTAGCTCCAGGTAGTCCTTGGAGTCCTCTCTCTCCCTGTAATCCGGTTAAACCACGAGGGCCAGTTTCCCCCTTGTCTCCCTTATCACCTTTTGCTCCATCACGTCCATTCTGACCATCATTGACGTTAACTAATGTAATTTCGTCTGTTGCTACCTCGTCATTACCAATGTAAGCAGCCACTGACAGAGTTGATGTGCCAGTTATACTTTCGCCTTTGGCAAGATAAATCATTCCTACCGTCACGTTGCCATCAAGTGACCAGCGCCAAGTCACATTGGCAGAAATTGGCTTTCCACCTTTAAATAGAGATGGGGTGATAACTGTTTGGCCAGTATTATTTTTAAAGACAATACCATTGTCTGTTGCTAACTTGATTGAGTATGGCTTTGTGGCCTCAAAAAGTCGTTCAAATGCCGCCTGAATACCATCCGATAAGCTGTTTTCTAGCGCTTTAAAATTTGATACAGTTGTCTTGTTTCTAGTTGGATTTGTAAAACTGATTTTTTGGTCAGAAATTCTTGCTTTTATAAAAAGCACAGGAGTAAACCCACTATCATAAATCCTGATAGTATCGCCAATATCAGCATCAATAAACCCATCAATTTCGTAAGTTAGTGCCGGATAGGCATTTTTCTTTAGGTTTCTTACACCAGCAGCTCGGATCACTGATGGATTATCACTATCCACTTCTAAATCTTTCCTGATCCACTGGTCAGCCTGTGTCCCGGATGTAAACGTTGATGGGTACATTTGAGCAGCTATAGGAGCATAAAGCCCATTTCCACTTTGATAAAACTCACGAACCCCGTCTTTATTATTTTCAGAATAAGCAGGGGTTAAGCTACCAATTGTTACAACCTCCTCAACTTCTTCACCTTTGTCGTTCTTGACGGTGCGCTTGCCAGTTGGCACAAGCATAGTATAGATGCTAGTCTTATCAATCTTTCTTTTAATTGATTTTAGTTTTTTTCCGTAAGTCAACTGGATGTCATTGCGAACTTGGCCAACCCCTTGATGCTTATCATCGTTCTCGTGATAGACATTAACCTTAAATGACTTGATAGAGCTATCTGCATTTAATTGAGTATCAAACTCAATCTCTGCATCAAATTTTTTGGCCAGACTTAAAAGTCGGGCTAATTTTGTGTCTTGCCCTTCCCATTCAAGCGTGCGTTTGCTATCCGAAATTTCATTTATACCAACAGATAGATGAGTGAAATTCAACAGATCCATTGCATTACAGTACTCTACAAAAGACATTGCCTTATCTGATTTGTAAGGATTGGCATACTCATTGATAAGCTCAAGGTTCAAATTTTCACAGTAACACTTGATTGTTTGCTCATCTTCTTCAACGGTCATAACGCTAAACACATAGCTTTTACCCTTGTATTTAAAAGATACAAAGGCCTTTTCATTCAATAAGTTGTATGCTCTTTGCGTAACCGTATCTGATTTGATCGATTTTTTAAATACTGTGAATTCAAATGTTGATGATCCTGTCTCCAGATTTCTTGTCCAGGTATCATCATAATAATTCAGCGTTGTTTGTTTGTCGTTGTCAACAAATGCCACTTTTCTCAAATTTGCATCATGAATAGTTAAGAGCATTATAGCCACCTTTCTTCAAACTCGATTTTTACATCTGGCTTTCTTTTACACCAGCTAGAAAAATAGACTTCTAAAGTAGATTCTCCCGGCGGAATAGCAACCCACTTAGAGGCATCTACGACATCCCCCATCTCTGGCTTTCCGTCCACAAAAACAGTATCATCCTCACTATTGATAACAACAGATGACCCCATACGATAGCGATTAGGAATATCTCTGATACCTGTTACAAAATCTTTTCTATAGATGATACTATCCAAGTATAAGTGACTAATCATAGGATTATTTCCTATAGATGCAATAATGACTTGGATTTTAGCGGTTTTAATACCTTTTATCTCTGGTACATGAAACTGAGGATAAGTTCCCCACCAAAAGACCTGAACGACATCATCACGGCGCTGGATATCAGACCAGCCCCGCTCTGCATTAAATGGGTTGTGATGGTCGTGATGTGTGCCTGTAAAATTCCATTTCTTCACCAATCGAGGAGCACCATCTCCACGAACCAAAAAATTATACTCGCACTCCAGACCAAACCATCTTTTGTAAGTCTCTACCCCATAGATAAATCTTCCGGCATCATCCACAAAGTTTATTTTCATGAGCCCCATTTGATTACCAGCACCTAACCAGCAAATTTGCCGCCACCAAAGATAGTCATTCAACGCCCCTCTTTGGCCAGAGCTATCGACAGGGATTTCCCATGAAATTGTTCCGGAGCTGTTACCTGGAACTAGAGCTAAGTGTGGTCTTCCCCAGTTATTTTCAATTCTAAGTGCCCCAGATTCTTTCCTTGCTGCAGCAAAGCCTTTTGTAATACCGTTATTTGTAACGTAGTCAAATAAGATTTCTGATTGCTTATAGCTCTGTAAGTCTGTTTCCTCTCTGTTACCAATTTCCATAGCACCGCTAGAATTAACTAGGCCAACATAGCCATTTTCTGCATTGTGCTTGACTGTCACGATCGGATAAGCATCTACTGTGCCATTGTTCCTCAGATTAAAAACCATCTTATCTGATGAAATAGTCGCATTAGAAAAGCTATCAAACTTTTTATAAGCCGTACTATAAGCTACACCGTCTGGAATGATAATTTTAAACTCTGAGCGCTGAAACCATCGAGTGATATTGCTTGGTGTAATATCATCTACTGGCATTCCCATGTAATACTTATCTGGTTCATCTCCGTAAGTGATCTTGACTGGCTCTAACACATTCAAGACGCCAGCCAAATCGTGCTTGAGTTGTTCCATCGCAGCACCATCAGTTGTTTTCATATCAAACTTGATAGTATGTTCTTTCTCACCACGTTTTACTTGCTGGATATTAACCCCTAATAAAGGAGCGCTATCAATTGATACGCTCCGTTTGTTACCAATGGGGCGGATAATATCTGTAATTCTCAAGAAACGTGACAAGTCAACGCCGTTGAATGTCATTTCTTTTGTCATTTATCTATCCCTCTCATCCTGTTATAAATTTTCGTTTGCTTTTCTTGATAAGCTCTTTGTCTATCACCAGTTCTTGCAACTAAAGTATCACCATCTAAGTATGTTTCTACTGGTCGTTCTACCGCTCTCTCAGCAATATCAAGAGCCTTTTCGACCAGTTCATTAGCTTTATCTTTGGTGGATTCCACTTTAGCTTTAATTGCATTTTCAAGATCAGATTTAATCTGTACCACTTTAGATAACTTGGATTTACCAACACCTATCACATCTTCGGCTTTAAAGCTAAATGCTTGGATCTGGCTATAGACATCACCCATAGCATCATCAACTTTGTAAGCATCTTTTAAGATACCCACAGCCATACCTTGGGGGATGTAACGCCCTACATTGTCTCGGAATAGTCGAGATGGTGAGTGAATACGGGCTTTTGCTTGCGCCGCACGTTCAGCCTGAGCCACAAGTGCATTCGCTGCAGCTGTAACAGCTCCAAGGGCCGAATACATGCCCTGAGCCAAACCTTGGCCAATCATGGCCCCAACATAGCGCATCATGCCAACGCCTGACATACCAATAGACCTTGCAGTATTTACTAACACTGTCATAGAGGCCGAAACTTGACCTTGACCGCTTATCAATCCCTGAGCCATATTTTGAGATGTTCTAGCGCCAATTTGACGACCTTGAGCTATCATTTGAGCACCAACAGAACGAACCACGGCAAGCATCATTTGCATAGAGGATTGTACTTGTGCAGACATTGAGGCAAAAGCTGCACTGACTGATGATGTACTTGTTGAAATGGCTGTAATCTGTCCAGATGCACTTGCAGCACTTGCTCCGACCTGTACAAAGGTAGCAGAAACTATCGTAAGGCTTGAGTTAATCGCTATAACCTGAGCACCAAATACAGTAAAGCCCATAGCTGCCTGTAATAAAGCAGGTGTGATCGTCATTACTTGGGTTCTCAATATAGTAAGAGGAGCATTGATAGCTGATAGACCAGCAATACCGCTAACAGCCTGACTTGTAAAACTAGCAAAGCTAGATGCAGCCAATGTAAGAACTGATGGCAATGTTGTAACAGCAGTCTGAACAGATGTAATTCTGGCTGCAAAGTTTGTTAAGCTCGAAACCGCTGTATAAGCTTGGCTTGATACTGTTGCCATGCCAACACCAAGTATTTTCATACCATTTCCAGCTTGTGCAAGACCTGCTGATTTACTTGCAATATTTCCAACGCCAATAGCAACAGCCCCAAGAGATGCTGCCATATCGCCAAGATTTGTGTTTGTAATCTTGACAACACCAGTGGCCAAAAGGTTGAAACCTTTACCCGCGTTTAAAGCAGCCTGACCGACAGATTGGATCACACCACTAACTGCATTGAGAATAGCAACAAATCCACCACTAATTGCATTGACTACTTTTGTAATGGCATTAGCAAAGGCAGTGATCCCCGGTTTACCAACGTTTAATGCTAGACCGAATGCGGCAACAGCCGCAGCTGCTACTAGCAATCCTGCCCCTAACAAAGCAATCCCGGCTGCTGCTACCACTGCACCAGCTCCTACAACTACGAGACCTGCGCCAGCTATAATAAGACCAGCTCCTGCAACAAGTGCACCAAGACCCATTACTACTAAACCAGCGCCTAAAGCAGCTATACCAACAGCGGCAGATGCTCCATAAGCTGCAATAGTAGGCAGATGCCCAGCCAGCATAGACAAACCAGCAGATGCAGCCAATACCCCGATACCTATTAAGGCGATAGCTGCCCCAAAAGCTAAGATACCGACAGCGCCAGCTGATAAAGCTGGGCCCAGCAAAGCAAAGATGCCAGCTAAAGCGGCTATTCCAACGCCAAGGGCAAGCATAGCAACCTGTGCACCTGTTCCAGCGCTAGCAAGTTGGATAGCTGCTTGAACCAAAATATAGATACCAGCTGCAGCTAAACCAACACCAGCACCAACCATCAACATTGCCGCTCCCATTGAGAGCCACTGAGCAGGACTGGCCATTGATGCTGCCTGACCAAATCCCTGTGCTACTGTTGAGATAGCAGTTGCCAAACCTTGTAACACAGTTGATATTCCCTGCGCTACAGAGGTGATTAAAGAACCAATCCCAGAAAATACCTGCTCTATAATTCCTTTTGATTGAGTCGCTGCACCAGAGACACCACCTAGAGCATCTGTTGCATTACTCTTGAAAATTTTGAATGGGTTAATTTTTCCGAGTAGGTCAAACGCTTTAAATTTAGTGAGTAATGTACCTAAAACAGGAATTAACAAAGCGAATATAGAGGGATCAATGCCAGACAGAAACTCTCCAATTTTTTTGCCCAAATCAGAAAGTGCTTTAACCGTTGCATCAACAGCATTTCTGAATTGCTCATTGCTGTTGTAAGCACTCATAAAAGCACCTACTAAGCCTGCAATAATGACTGCTAGGGTCAATATCGGATGGCCTGTAATAGCTGCTCTCAGGATATTAAAGCCATCAACCAGTCCACCAATTACATTAGATGCCAATTTCATCCCTTGAATAGCTGCAATAGCAGTCAGTACGCCATCTACAACAGCTTGTAAAGTTGATGGATCTAGTGATGAAATAAACTCACCAATAGCAGAGGCAGCTTTTGAAATCTGACTAACGATCTCACCAAAAATTCTGCCAAATTCTGCTAGAACCTGACTTTTTTGGACAGCGTTAGCAATTTTCTCGATTGCATTTAACACATCCTCAATGGCTAATTTAAAATTAGTCACAGCATCAGTCTTGTTGAAAGCATCTATAAACTTATTGACACTCTGACCTATAGCACCAATCACCTTTCCCAAAGTCTCGATTGCATGGCTAGCCATCAAGATCCATCCAGTAGAACCAGACCCTTTTGTAAAAGTTTCAAATAAACTTGATGCAGCTTTTTGAATACTAAACAAAGCCCAACTCAAAGCCTTAACAGCTCCATTGCGTTCCATGGCGTTGAAAAGTTCTAGAATCAGGTCTATAAACTTTTCAACATAAGGCGTTGCCGTATCAAATGCCTTTGAAACAACTTTTTTGACCTTATCCATGTTTTCAGCTATGCCACCTAGACCCTTTGCTTTAGCAGCCTTATCAAATGCTTGTATCATATTTGCAGTTCCACGGACTACTGCAGTCTGGATATTTTTAAATGATGTCGCAATCCCAATTGAGTTGATACGAGCTAATTCCGCAAAACCATTGACTCCACCATCCAACTCAATCAACTTATCAGAGAATTGATCAAACGTGATCGTTCCATCTTTAAGAGCTTGGTATAAGTCATTCTTAGCTGATGCTCCAGCAAATCCAAAGGCTTCCGCTGTCTTCTGCAATCCTAATGGCATGGTTTCCATGAGAGTTTTCCACGACTGCATATCAACCTTTCCGGTTGACATCATTTGGCTAAATTGTGTCAATCCACGGCTTGCATCAGCTGCTGACGATCCAGAGGCTAAAAAGGCATCATTTAAGGCTAAGGTGAGCTTGGTTGATTTACCTAAGTCACCATTCATCAAAGCTAATTGTTGAGTGGTTGCCACAACCTCATCAAGAGCAGTTGGCAAACCATCAATACCCTTTGCGAGAGCATCAACAGAGCCCTTTGCATCATCAGCAGAAAAGCCCATAGCCTGCATCATTTTAGGGAAGCGGTTCATTGTATCAACACGACTGATAGCGCCTCCCATAGAGCTAGAAATAGCCCCCATTGCAGTAGAAACAGCTTTACTAGCAACGGCAACAGCAGTACCGAAACCTAGAGCAGATTTTGAACCAGTACCAAAACTTTTAGAAGATGAGTCTCCCAAACCCATCAAAAGGCTTTTCAGTGATTTAACTTCACCTCTAGCTTTATTACCATCTAAGTCAATGGTAATGGTCACTTTTCCATCAGAAGCCATTTAATACCCCCTTTCTTAAATATCTGGTAGCGCATATTCTTCTTGTAATTTGCGCATTCTTTGTTTTTCTTTGGGATCTTCACCCTTTTGGGGTTTCCATGCCCTGATTTTCATCACTTCAACAAATTTAGTGCCATCTGGCAGACCAGCTAATAAAGCGTTAAATTTCTGCCAATGCAACTTCCCCTGTTCTTCAATCAAATCAATTTGATAAGCTTGCATAAACGATGAAAAAATGTACTCACCATCATATTTGATTGAAAACAAAGGTTTCTCGTTACCGTCTGACTCCTCTTTTGGCTTTTTAGGTAATACATTACCCTCGATATCATATCTATCAACCTCATCAACAGCTTTTGTGACCTGTATATGTTTTCTAAACACTTCTTCATAGAGTGCTAAAGCCTCTTGTGTATCCATGTCTTTAAAACTTTCATCTTCAGTCAACTTAGCTAGCGCTAATTTAGGTTTTAGATGTGGTGGGATATATTCTTTGCTCCACATATCAAAAACCCATAAGACCCTGTCAAACGATAAGAAAAGCTGATACTCTTTGTCATCGAGTACCAGCCTGTCATCCATTTTTTTGGAAATATCAAACATTATTCAGCAAGATACTTCTTAAATTCTTCATCGTTTTGTCGTTCTTCGTTGACTTCTCGCAAAGCATCAGCAATCTGCAAGAATAACTTGAGGTAAGAGATGGTATTTTGACCACAAGCATCATAAAGTTTTTGTGGCGCTTCGTCATCAAAAGCTACTGTGAAAAATTCATCTAGCAAGTCTTTGAGTTCTTTTCGCAATTCCCATTCTGTACCAGATTCATCAATCTGCTCAGCCTTTGCTTTTAGTTCAGCGGATTTCTTCTCAAGCATCTCGCTCTTTTCATCCGTTGGTTGAAATTCAAGGGTGACATCTCCAATATTGAATGTCGTAACATCCTTGAGATTTCCAAAGTTATAAGTACGTGCCATGTTCTCTATTTCCTCCAATTACCTTTTTAGATTGTGATAGCTTTTTCGATTGGCGCTTTGATCCATTTGAGTTTGCAACTAAATCCTTCATAATCTGTTGCATCACCAGAACCAGCTTTGATTTCAGAAGCATTTGCTACTTGAGTGAGTGATTTCTTGCCATTAGACTCAATCACACGATGCCACAAACGGCGGCCATCACCAGTCTTGTACTTCATATTTGCGATAAGTGCCTGTGCCTTATCTTCGGCATCATAGATACCCTCAGCTGTGTAAGCACCAGCAACTGATGTGACAGTTTCCTCTTTGGTACCATCGCCATCATAATAGCCTTTGTCATCTGTTTCTTCATCAGTATTATCTTCGATACTTTCGATGTACTTAGCCAATGGGAAAAATTCGTTATCAGCTGGTACAGTGTCTGGTTTACTTGGGTCAAATGGCGCTACCAAGTGCTTGCGCTTGGCATTTTTTTGACGTACCATGTGTTTATCCTCCTGCGATTTCTAATTTAGCGGTTACTTGCAATGTATAGACAAAGTAACCTTGTTCATCTTTTCCATTGATACCTGGTTTTCCGACATCAAGAGAAAGAAAAGTATATGTGTTGTCTGTGCTAGGTAGCTCAATATCAAAACCTGATAAGTCTCCATTGATTCGCCAAATCGTATCACTAGCCTTTTGATTGCTCTTACATTTAACAGCGATTTCAAACGGCAGCGACACTTCTCTGGTGCCATCCATGTACTGCTTATCAATCGAACCTCCGGGCAAAGCATTGATGACCAAATCATCCTTATCATCCTCAAAATAATCAAGGCGTGCTTTCATTGGCAGATTTTCGATTTCATTGATATGTGCCAACAGCACTTCCTGAAAATTTTTGTTATTCTGCATCATCTCAACCCCATTGCTCTGATTGCGACTCGTTTTAGTCGATCAACATTGGCTTTTAACGGCTTATCCCAACGCTTTCCAGTTCCGGGTGTTGTATATCTTCTAAAGACTACAATCCCATTCGTTCCGTAAAAATGAGCTCTAGCATAAACCGTGTTATAGCTGATATCACCGTTTGACTCAATGCGACCCGATGCTCTCAAAGGGCCACCCCTAAAAGGTATATACAGCTCCATGATCATCATCCCTTGACTAGCCATTGCTAGTTTGCCACGTTTTACAGTCTCTGGAGAAAATTTACGTTCAACACCACCAAGGTCAACCACCACTCTGACATCAGCCATCAAATCACCTCGACTTCATAGCTAAAGACTTTACCATTAAGATAATTGGGTTGATAACCTGTGATGGTATAATCACGCGCTCCATCATTCACAGTCGCACCAAGCCAACTATCGTCAACTGTCACGCTTGCAAATTTAGGATAGATATAGATAACACCGACTTTCTGACTTGTTTTAGAGTTGTTAGCACCTATGACACTCACTGACCTATCAAACCGTACAGGCTTAATATCCAATGGGGCGGAATAACTAACATCCCCAAAATCATTTTTGTCCGCAACCTTTCGGACAGAAATAGCATCAGTCAATAGCCGTTTATCGATCATAATCAACTGCCGATATTAGACTAAATCCAGCCTGTCTCAGGGCATTCTCAGCATCCAGCGAAAGGTTGAACCGCTGACCTGCCGATCCATTTTGAGACTTGCGATAAGAGATTGATGTGCGGCCGATGGAAACACTTGTCATAGCTTGTTTGTCATCGGCTGTCAGGATGCCTGAAACATCTAGATAAGCGATTTGAAAGGCCATAGCTAGCTTTACCGCCTGTTTTCGGTAATCTGCTTCTTTATCAAAATCAATGTGCCTTTGATAAACACCTTGTGTATAGAGATTAATAGCAACCTCTGCCCTCTTTGCTAGCTTTTCAAAATCAGCTACCTCATCAAAGCCTAACTCGACAAACTCATCTTTAGTTAAATAAGTCATGCGTAACCTCCTTTACAAATAAAGGGTGTTACCACCCCTTATTTTTCATCTACTGCATTCGCTACTGGCTCAGTTGCTTCATCGTCTGGTGTTTCATCAACATCTTTCTTTTTTCGAGTTGATTTCTTCGGCTTGTCATCGTCAGTCACCACGGCATCGGATGATGCATCTACTGCATTCGCTACTGGCTCAGTTGCTTCAATCGGCACAAGGGCAGCTGCAACATCTGGGAAAACCGGTTTCAAATCAGCATTCACTGCTTCTGCGTATTCCTTTTCAAGATCGATGATTTCATCAACAATTACAGATTTGTTGAGACTTGTGAAATAAATGTTCTTAGTCGCTTTATATAACGCCATAGTTTACCTCCTATACGACTGTTCCAGTCACTTTGACAACAGCCTTTTTGTTGTCATCCAAAATGTAAGTACCACCTTTAGCAGCAGCCTGTAATTGCACTCCATCAAAGTTTGTGGATTCAATAGTACGAGCTGTTGAGATACCTACAAATGGGATAACAATGCCATCTGGTGAAAACACTGCTAAGACACCAGTGTCAAAGTATTGTGCTGGGGTTTCCACCAATGCAAAGCCTTTGTAACGTGCAAGACCATTATTATCAATAGAGACACTAGAACCTTTAGCGGATGTGTTTGCAGTCATATCAATAATGGCATTGTACAGTTCCGGGCGTAGGTAAATAGTAACTGGTGCTGTTACTTCTTGATTGATGTAATAAGCATTGACCTTGTTAAACAAAGCCTTTACCTTTTCTTCTGTGAAATCAGCAAGCGCCTCTGTCTGACCTGCATTGTCTGACATAAATTTACCAATACGCTTGTTCATTTGACGCGTCTGCGCCTCTGATTGCAATTTCAATCGGTCTGCGATAGCAGCATTTAGGTCATTGTTCACAGTGTAACGATCAAGACCTTCATGAATTGTTAGTGTGTAACCATAATCGACATCTGTATTTTCATACTTGATTTCTGTCAGATTTCCAAACCGTGATTTTTGTCCTGTTCCATCACCAAAGCCCCCATCATTAGCACCTGTTTTGTATTCTCCAATAACAACAGGTGTATTGTTGGTTTTCACCGAAAAAGCTTTAGCATTTTCTTGTACACCATCCAAGATTTGGATTGATGACAAAGCTCCTGTAAAGGCTGCACGGACTCCAAAAACAGTTTGCAAGATTCCCGCATATTGTTTTTCATAACGGCGAGTCGTAAGATTTTGATTAGGCATAGTCTAATCTCCTTTCATTTATTTACCGTAACCATCAATAACAGCTTGGAATGGGTCAACTTTTCCTGCTCCATTCGCCGCCGGATTACCTGGTGGCAAGATATTTGGGTTAGGCTTGCCATCTTCTTCTGCTTTAAAGAGATATGGGTCACTTTCCTTTAGACCATTGAGGATGTCATCTAGTTTAGGTTTGCCACTGTCATCTAGTTCAACGGCATTAACATCAATAAACTTCATCAAGGTTGATGGATTGTGTGCGGTGGTATCTTTCAAAGCAAGATTGATAGCATTCACCTTATTTGTTTTGGCCAGTTCGGCTTCTGCATCTGCTTTGTACTTGTCATATTCGGCTTGCAACTTCTCAAGAGCTTCTTTCTGTTCAGCGCTTGTATTTGCATCTGCTTTCATGTTTTTAAGTTGTGCCTCTGCATTCTGCAACTGGTCTTTCAGACTATCTCGCTCTTTGGTGATAGTTTCCAAGGCTGATTTGTCCTCGTTGAGCTCTTTTCCTCGCAAGGCAAAGACTGATTTGGCCTGTTCTTCTGTCAATCCAATTTTGAGTAGTTCTTCTGTCGTAAATGCCATTTATACCCTCCTAGTTCTTTTTTAGGTGGACAACTCCCACCTCAAGCAAAATATTATTTACTTTCTCAATATACCTTTGATTAGATGGGATTTTTTACGGTTTTAGACAAAGAAAAAAAGCGCTGCACAGGGCAACGCTAGATTATGCGTATAATTTTTCTCTGCTGTAATCTCGATACAGAAAATCATAGCTATCTACAAGATTCCTGATTTTATTTTGATACATTCTAACTTTGAGTTTTTCGGCCTGTATCAATTCATCATCTTTCATAGTATGTGCGTAATGCAAGCGCTCTTTATGATGTCTGATAGTCCTCTCAAGCGCTCTTTGTTTCGCTTGGATGCGTGCATTTTCCTCTGCCTGTTCTGGCGTGAGGTCTTTTAGATAATCTGGCAAGTCTGGCATTTCATTCACGCCCACAACAAAAGGTGTCAGATAGTGACCACAATGGACACCGAGGCAACCACCGGCTGATCCATAATCGTAATCATACAGAGAATAGACTTCAGTACCATTTATTACCCTAGTCTCTCCAAATGTGACTATCTTTCCTTGAATGGGACTGCAAGCTGGCCGTGCTATGCGTTTGATTGAGTAGTAAAAGGTATCTATCCCCATCTCTTCTGCTGGAGCTGTACGCATCTTATTAAAAACCTTGTACATCGTGCTCTTGATAATCGTCCTAGCATAGCTATCTGCTCGCCACTCTCTCCCTGCGCTATCAGTAAATCCAGTAAAGCCCTTTTTCTGCCAGTTCATAATGGTTTCATGGATTGCTTTATCTGCTGTTTTTGTTCCTGCTACTACCTCAGCGACAGATTGCTCTACTATAGACTTATAAACCGCTTGGATGCTTTCTGGCAGAGTCGTATTGATTAGGTTAAGGTCACTGACTGCTTGGGCTGTATAGGCTTCTAAAGCATCTGTGACACCGTTTCTAGCTATCCCGCTATGCCCACGCCCCAAGTCTTCTTCAAGTTGCTGTTTAGTATCCTTATATACCTTTAACCCCTCATTCTCGATGACATCACGCAACAAATCTTCTGCAATACCTGTACGCTCAACAATGATTTTCAAGTTTTCCTCATTGAGCATGTGCATATCGTTCAGCTTTTCTAGTTGCCAGATATACGGATTTTCTTGCAAGTTAGCATTGCCACGCTCCTTGAGTCGCTTTATCATACTGTCAAAAAGCTCAATCTGCATCTTAGCGTAAATATCAGATACGCCTTGCATTTGCAAAGAGAATTGCTGATCGTTAAGAGTTGGTTTCTTCTGCTCTTTCATCTAGCCACCTGCCTACTTCATCCCTAAAAATTCTTGAACACATGCTAATACCTAGCCACGCCCCTATTTTTTTACAAATTTTCATCATCTTGTTGTTTACCTCTGCCATACAAGGCCAACTCTGCATCATTCTCTGGCGGTAGCTCTCCATTGATTTCAGCTAATTCTTGAGCCGCTTCATCCTCGGTGATGTTTAATGTCTTGGCAATACCTCTTTTCTGTGTCGCGAATCCAGCTGCTACCATCTTCATCCAGTAATCAAGCTCTGCATGCCGATCAGTAAAGACCCCGTCATCCAGATTGACCGAGATATCATCAAGTTCTGGAATGTTTCCCTTGTATAGACCAACCGCCTTACCAAGTTCACACATAGATACACAAAGCTCTTTAATAGACTGCTCAACAAGTGCAACAATGCTGTTGCGCATCTGGTAAGTATCACTATTTTCGCTGACAATCTCGGTCGCTGTCTTGACTCCTTGACCGTCAAAGGTAAACATGCCACTAGATACCCCTATCTGCATCTCAAAGAGTTTCAGCCCCTCTAAAATTGCAGAAATGTAATCAGATGACCTAATAGGCGTTGTGAGGTCAACAATATTGCCGCTATCCATGTTACCAGCTCCTACTTGCATATACACATTTTGTTCAACATCAAAGCGGTGCTTAAAGTTGATATTGCCTTGGGTGTCTTGTACCTTTAGCTGTGTCAGTTGTTCTGGCACAATCACGCGCCTTTGCCCCATCTTAATCTCCCACATAAATTCATCGTAAGTGCGGTTGATAAAGTCAATGGTTGTTTTAGCATTGTCAAAGATTGACAGACCTAGCGGACTGTTAATATCTTTGTTGTTCATGCCAGGTGTTTTCAGATAGGTAAATAACGGGCGTGATAGATCTTTCAGTACAGTTACAGGTTTTAGGTCTGGATAGAGTTCTTGCAAGTTCACGCGCTGCCCCAATGAGTTATCTGTATTTGATTTGTATAGCTCGTTTGTGATACGGTACAAACTTTTGTCTTTTGTACTGCCTATCTCGCTACCGTCTTTAGTTACCCACTCATGGAACTCAACCAAAGTATAATATACATTGGTTTTACCCTCTGATTTGATAGTTTTAGTTAGGATAGCAGCGCTAGAAACGTCCTGCGTATTGGATTGCAACGGTAAGAATACAGGCGCTTGAATAAATGCCACTCTAACCTTATCTCCGTCAATGTAAGGCCTCATAGCAAGCCCACCAAGCGCCAGAGCGCTTTCTAAGTACCTTTCAAAGTTCTTGTTAAAACGATCATTGGCAAGCATATCATTCAAGAACTTGTTCAGTGTTTCGTCTTTTGCTGAAATCTCAGCTTGTTCGTTATAGACAAGGCTAGCAATCTTCTTAGCTACTGTGCGTGCAATTGGCAAATGCTGCATCTTGCGGCGCTTCCTGTCTCCATCTGTATTGATATACTCAATATCCTCAAATTTAGATTGATAGTAAGTCAGATTATGCTGAATACGGCGAAACTCCTCTTGCGTCACAGCGATTTTTGGATGATCAAGAATGCTGCTTAGATTTGCTGTTGTCATGTTATACCTCCCACGGTTAAAAAAGTCTTTTATCTTCTGAAACAGGCTCATGTCTGCCCTCCTTATGTGTTACCCACGCGCAAACCGAGTATTTTAGCGTTGTCTAATACAAAATACTGTGATGTGTCGCATGTGTGGTCATCTTCTTTGATAACGCTTGGATTGTCAGATTTGATTGTCTTTTCATCCCAGCGATACATTTTGTGCTCTTCAATAAATATCTTGTTGTTTTCAGTGTTAAGATAGTAAAAGCGACCTTGAGCTAATAATGATTGGAATGTATCAATCATTGTCACTTTCTTCAATTTAGCCACCGGATGCCACCTTAGACCAAAATCAAGAAACATCTGATTTCTCAAAGCACCCTCTGCGCTATCTATGGTGTACTGCAGAGCTGGCACTCTATATTGCGAGATAACAGCCTGTATAAACGCATAGATTTCTTGAGATAGCTGACTAGGTGCTTTCTTTACCACTTGGCCAGCTGGGCTATAATACCAGGTATCAAGTAGAATTACTTTCCCCTTTGCTGTGATACCAAAAGCACAACAAGCGGTGGCTGATTGTTGGTGTCCACCGTCAAGAGCAAATGAAATACCAATAAGCCTATCATCACTTGGCAAAGCATCTAACGGGTGAAAGGTGCTCATGTTATACACATTATTCCCTAACCCAACAGCCTCACCAAGATATAGATACCTGTAATAGTCATAGTCATTCTCTTTAATGCGCTCTATATCTTCCAGCATCTGCTCTGTCACAAAGCCTAGCTCATCATCTAGGTACGTGCTAGAGTGTGCTAGATAATTCTTATTAGTCTTGACACTCTCAAACCACTCATTGATCCAGCTATAGGGGTTTCTAGGTGGGTTATAAGACCAAAAGAACTGTACAAACTTAGCGCGTGGATGCTTCTGCCGCATAAATGTTACGTTTGATTGGTCAAAGTCTTCTTGACTGCCAAACTCAGCAGCTTCTTCATACCAGACCGCTATGATGTTCCCAATGTCATTAGATTTTAGCTTCTGGAAATCATCCTGACCATAAAAGTAGAATGTTGAGCCAGTCTTTTTGTGTATAATCTGAAAGGGGCTGATAGTCTTTTTGAATTGATTAGCTAATCCGAATAAATTTAAAGCCCACCAAACTTTGTTAAAGACACTATCTCGAATAGTGGCAGCGACTTTGCGTATGACTACTACATTTGCCGTCTCTCCTGATTTGATATACCGAGCCATCATATATACTAGCTTTAGTACAATTACAGATGATTTAAACGAGTTACGACCACCTTTTAGCACATTGTAAGGCAAGCTAGATACCCAAACTGATTTAAAATGAGGATTGACATTCTTTTGTACGTTAAAGGTCATCTGTCGCCCCCTCTACTTCACCAGCCCACTCATCCACGATATGGATAGGGGTATCTGTCAAGTTATTGGCCTCTGTTCGCTCTTTATTGTCTAATTTAAGTGACTTGATGCGCTCTCGTTGTTCTTTTCTATCCAGATCATCTTTCTCGTTATCAAGTGTTTTAGTTATCCATTCAGCAGCTCTCACATCTCCTTGTGTTGCTTTGTTCGCCATGGAGAAGACAATAGCCATCTCATAAGAGTTTTCAAAGCCCATATCTTCCAACAAACTGGCCAACCCTGATTGATGCACCTTTGATGTTAAAACGATATTGAGCGCCTTTTTCAGCTCTGCTTTTTTTCTTCTTGCTACTCCAGAGGCCTTACCACCTTTTGACTGGATTTTTCTTTGTTCCTCTTTACTTCGCTGGTTCAGCGGCTTCAAGTTTTTTGTTCCATCTCCGGGCAAATTTTGACCTCCTTTCAAACAAAAAATCACAAGTATTTCTACTCATGATTTCATTGTATTTTATAAAAAAGGGGATGTTTTACGCTGTTTTTAAACAAAAAAATAAAAAGCCCCATCTCTGGAGCTTGTCTAAGTAGTCGGACGGATTTGCACCGCCATTTCTCTATAATAGAGCGTATTCCTTCTTCAAACCACTGCCCTACTTATCTATTTCTATTATCCCATATTCTTTGGACTCTTGCAAGCAATTTTCTCTCTCTGATAGTCAGATTTCTATCACCTTTTTCATTGTGATTATATCCTTTATGTACATGAGGGATGATTTTCTTGCCTTTTATAGTATGAGGAGAACCTGTCACATCTATCTGTCGTCTCCTCTTGTTTTTCCTATCGTAAAAGGATATAGATTTTATCTTATTCTGCTTGTTCACCGTGGCATAAACACGCCCTTTAGTCCGTGTTTCCATAGGAGCTTTTGCTGAACCACTGGTACTTCTTACAAACTTTATCTTACCTGATCTATGTAATGTTTCATATTCCGTACCGTATTTATACTTACCAAAACCAAGACCAATGCTTGCACCACGTCCACCCATAGCATCACCTCTTATTGGATTTGAAATACCCTGCTTTTATAAGCCTTTTTCTTTCATTTCTGGACAAAGGACTTACTCTAACATTCATTTGTTTGCTCTTTTTTTCGTACCTCGCTATAAGCGACTTCAAACTTGCTCCTCTACCGCCCATTTTTCTTCATCCTTTCTGTTGTTTCGTTATCAAAATAGACAACCTCAATATTTTTATAATCATATTCGACCTTACCACCATAAACAATAATTTTTATAGGAGATAACCGCTTAATCATTTCATCCATACCGTCAATCCAGATTTGGAATTGTTCTTTATTTTGTTTTACTCCAATAGTACTGACTGCTAGAGTCGCATTCTTAGGTAATCCATCAAAACAAAAATCAAAGCTATCTTTGGTTGACCAGGATACGGTTGGGATAACTGTAATGTCGTAATCTTGCATAATCTGGCCAATAAGTCTCGACCTATAAGTATTCCATACTTGCATAGCGATGGGCATATCAAGATAAAGACTGAAATCCGGAGTAAGTGCGCAATCAAAATCTAGCAACTTCTCGATATAAAAATCTGGGCGCTGCCATATCCTTTCAAATTGGTAGTCATCTAAAAAGAAATGCACTCCTGCCGTATGGTCTGGTTTGTTTAAAACGTAATTAAAGCCCTGTAAATTGTTCGGTGTATGATCCACGCCCTCTATAGTCGGCATGTTATACTTTCCCTCGGTGCGCGTGCTATCATAATCAAAAAGGTTATACTGATTTATAGTGGTATCTCTATGAAAATCCGCTGTTTCTTCTTCGATAGTTTCAATCTCTGTTTCTGATTCATTTGTTCCATAGTCTAAGCCTGTAACAGATAAGTCAAAACCAAATTTACTCATATCAATCGTTTTAAACTCAGCAAGTTCGATATTCAAAAGTTCTGCATCCCAAGCAGAATACTCTGCAACTCGATTATCTGCTAGTCTATAAGCCTTTATTTGCTCATCTGTTAGGTTTACAGCATGGGCTATAGGGATTTTATCAATACCTAAAGAAAGAGCCGCCTTGTGTCTCGTATGCCCTGTGATAATGATATTGTTATCATCAACTAATATTGGCTGTTGGAAACCAAAAGCCTTGATAGATGCTGCGACTTTTTCAACTGCTTCACCATCATTGCGCCTAGCATTATTACGATATGGCTTAATAAGGCCGATATCGACATATTCAATTTTTAGATTATCCATATTTACCTCATTTCAAAAAAGCCCATATATCTTGATTATAGATACATAGACTAGGGGATTTTTACGGTTATTTAATTAGAGGGAGATATTTGTAAGTGGAGTAGAAATAGTTATCGAACCATTCATTCAGATGTTTGTAAGCTGAGCTGGGGCTTAAATAGAGGATGTTTTGACACGCGCCAATCACATTGAGATTTTCATAGACGTAAACCTCTTTGACGGTTTTTAAAATATTTTCATCTGATTTTTCTACGAATTCTGTTGTAACAGTTTTTAGATTGACTAAAAATATCGCTTTGCCCAGATTATTCTCTAAAAAGCTTTTATGAATTTTCTGCTCAAGAATTGTTTTTTTAGGATTTTCTTTGTCTCTCAAAAAATACCATTTAAGCCAGTTTATCTCTCTGCTATGAATAACTGACAAGCGCTCTATTTTTTTCTTCGTCATCCATTACCTCCAAATCTCACTAAATAAATAGACTAGCTATCCAAATCAATAATGCGCAAGTTACAATCTTTGAGATACTACTAGTAACAGAACGGGAATAGTCTTCATAAGATTCTTTTTTACTTGACACAAAAGGGAAGATGAATGACAGTAGCGCATCTAATCCCAAAGCTTGCCAAACTGAAATTTTTCCAACCGGGACAATTGTTGTCACGACCTCATTCCAGCCAAATTGCACTACAAACGGTGAGGCAATGATTACAAATAGCGCCCCAATGATAATACCTGTTTTTTTAGGTTTCATTCTTTCTCCTCCAAAAGTTTCTTGTTTTCGTAGATATTGCCGATGATTTCAAATTTTGAGATATGCGAACTCTGTGTTTATAATCACTCATCTTAATTACCTCTTTTCTCAAAATAAAATTTGCCATCAAATGGCTTTGTTTCGACTATTCCATAATCAATAGCCAAACGAGTTATGAAAGGTTTTGCGACTCTCTCATGTATAGATTTCATCTGCTCTCTAAACTTTTCCAACGATAGCGTAGATTTGTAGAAATTACATTGCCTGCATGCAGGCATATAGTTATCAAAACTATCTGCTCCTCCTAAATAGTGAGGATACAAATGATCTACTCTCAAAGTTTTTAAATCCAAAACTTTGCCACAATAAGCACAGTGACCACCGTATTTATCTAAGACTTTTTTTCTGGTGGTTTTAGATATACTTTTCCGTTTCAACCTGTGACCTCCTTTTCAATCGTAATAGTAAAATCACGATCATTTATATTTAAAGGTAAAACTGCCCCTGTTTTTGAGTCGTTTTTTAGCAAATCCAACACAATTTCTAAAACTTGCTTACCTAAAATCAATTGTGTCTCTAAAACGTTTTGCTCATTTGCCATCACTCCACCTCCTCTATATCAAAAACTAATCTATAATGCCCCTTTTCTCCACTGAGCCCACCGTACACAAAAGATAACTTTCTGATAACCTTGTGATTATCGTCTGTCCAAATACCCGCATCTGTCATGCCATCTATAATAGCCTTAACTGTTGGATATAGGTTAGGCGGATCTAGCTTAGATTTAGTAGGGCTGTAAATTGTAACTGTAACCTCACAAGGATTAGAGGGACTAAAAGCAGCCCTCCCTTTATCCTTGTTCATCAATGTATGCCAATAAGCAAAAGCTCTAATGCGCCTAGTAACCTTGGCTTTATCTGTCTGATGTTGCCTGTCATTACTATTGATAACCATATTCTGAGCTTTGTTTTTGGTGTTTCTAGGCAAAGAAAAGTCAAACTTCATTTCATACCTACTTTTTATTTGTAACTGTGAATGGTATGATACTTTCTGGCATGTAATTGACTTCATACTTGTATTGATTTACCTCAGCCCCCTCAAGATCTTCTACAACATACATATTCCATCCTGTAAGATTTACCATGTGCTTTTTATACACGCCTTTTGCAGTTTCGACTAATATTTCAAGTCGTTTTCCATCGTTGGCCTCAGTTTCTACAGAAATTCGACCAATAACTTCAAATTCGATTTTATCTGTTCTAGTGTTGATTACGGCAACTCGCCGAATAACATTAAAATTATCAGCTTCTTGACTGATATTGTACGATACTTTTTTACTTTCTCGGCAAGCTGCCAATCCAAGCAAGGTCATTGATACAAGAATGCATGCAATCATTTTTTTCAATTTCATTTTAATTTCCTCTCTGTTTTAAATACTCTGGTATATCATCGCCGATCTCAAGACTATCATATTGAGATTTTGTGACCAAAAATTTCCCGTAAGCCCCTGCAGTCACGGTGTAATGGCCGGATATAATCTGTTTGTCAGTTATTTTTCCATACATCATTCCCCCAGCGTTATCTACCTGATGAATGATAACAGATTTTCTCTGTTTTAATTCATCGACCTGTTTTTCTAGCGCCGAGATTTTTTCTCTGTAATGATCTCTCGATACTGCTATCCCAAAATTAAATACAGCTATTGCCAAGAAAAATATCGCTAAGCAAAGGCTAATCAATTGCTTTTTGATCATCTTAACCTCCAGATAGTAATTTATAGACCGTTTGCAACAACCCAAACGCATAGATATACAGCACGAACCATAAAACTTTATCGAATGTATTTTCTTTAAAGCTATTTCTTCCAGCGATTGCAATCAGCAATGCCAATAAAAGGCACGCTGATACAATCATAAATTTATAAAATCCAATCATACTTTTTTCTCAACCTTTAACCAGGCACTTTTTGCAATGTGCTTTATGCCAAAACTGTGATATTTTCTTGGTCTGCTAGTCTTTCTTTTAAATAGGCTGCAATGTTTTCGACCGCATCAGCTACCCAACGCTTACCATCTGCCTCGAATAAAGCCATATTTGCTTGCTTATCAATCCTAAAGACGAATAGGCTTGCTGGTTGTTCAATCTCGCTAAATGTACGATATGGACGCAATGTGACTGGGTTAGGGGCTTTGCCTTTAGCGAGACTTGCCACCCCTGTTTTAACGGTTGCCACTTGAGAGACCCCGTTATCTTCAATTTCAGCCCCATTCTCAATTTTTAGTGCGCTAGCAAACTCTAATAATGCGCTACGGTCATTGTCATCAATAAAGTTTGATTGCAACATGATGTTAAACTGCTCTGGTGATAGGAAACGGCCAAAAGAAAGCTCTGGGATACGTGCCTTAACATCAACAAGTAATGTACGATGCTCACGCTCATCATTTTCAGACCAAACACACACCTCATCATTTTTCTCAACAGCGACAATCAAGCGTTGTTTTTTCAAATTGTTGAGGTCTGTTTTGAGATAGTCAACAAGACTTGTTAAAGTTGATAGCTCCAAAGTTTTAGGATAGCGTTTAGGATCAAGTTCCTTGAGATTGAATTTGTTAGCGTCAAAATACTCTGTACCATCTACTGCTGTTAAAATTTCTAATCCATTCTCATTTAGTTCTACTGCGTATTCTAATGCTGCTTTAAGATTTTCTGTTGTCATATTAGTTACCTGCTTTCTTCTTGTTAAAATCAATAATATCTGGTTTTGTTTCTGCTTGCTGTTGTTCCACTTCCTCTACTGGCTGTCCAATATCGGTTCGTAACTGAGCATCATCATCAAAATACATCTGACCTGGCACGCTGCTTCTAAGTTCGTTTGCATGCACCATACCTGTATCATAGTCACGGCCAACAAGAATAGTTGTAGCTACTGCATTTTGAGGTGCTAGCTTAGCTTTTACATCCATGATGGTGTCAACTACTGTACGCTCATCATTAGATGACATTTTCAGCGTAATTGTGATAGTACGTTTTGCTTTCGCATCTGTATTTAGATCTAGGATGTTATCAAAAACTCTCTCAAGTTCATGATCCAATTTTTCCTGTAACCCACCCTCTGCAATATGTGATAGGTCTAAGCCTATTAGTTTTTTAGTCATTTTCTCCTCCTATTTCAATAAACTTTGCAGCCGTTTCAATTTTGTTTGGTCTTCAAGCAAAGACTGGTAGGCTTCTTGTTTAATCAGAATATACCCAGTTAAATCACGGCCAGTAATCACATCATCATCTGGCAGCAACTCCAATTGCTCTGATGTATCTTCTTCCACATCAGAAACAATCCCTTTTTTCTTTTTAGTGAAAGTATTAGTGATTACAACGATATCCGCTTCATCGCTCAAAAATGCTGATACTTGGCATTTTAGAATTTCTGCAAAAGCATCAATTTCAACTGTGGTAGGATCGGCAACATTACGCTCAATGTCGCTGACTCTGTTTTGGGAGACATCCAACTTAGGGGCAAGGTCATACTGTGTAAGACCTGCCTCTTTGCGGATAGCTCTTAATTTAGCGCCATCAAATACTTTCATTTGAAAGCCTCCTGGCCTGTTTCATAAAATTTGTTTTTGATAACATGCTGCGCAATTTTAATTTGAGTGTCAGGTTTTTGGTAATAGGCAACCTGTCGCTTGTACTTACATACAGCTTTTCTTGCAAAAGTTGTGACAATTCCTGACCACATTGTCGTCAAAATAGCTGTTAAAATTAAAATAAGTTCAAATTTTGTCATGTAATTTCTCCGATTAAAAAATTATTGTAAGTATTCATACATACCATAAACAAGCCAAGGTATCTTTTTCTTAGTACCGTCTGCTGCATACAAAATAGCTTCGTCATAGAATCGATGTCGTTTTAGCTCTTCAACCAAAGAATCTGAAATCTCTACTGTTTCATAAACTTCATCTACACCATACCAACGCTCTCCGCAACATGTGCAGTATGTTGTATATTGGGAGTCACTATCAAGAATTTCATCAAATTTCTCATTTGCTTGTTCTTCCGTATCTGCTTCTACGATGACATGGATGCTTACATTCTCATCTTTAACAAAATAGCCTCCGGAATTGTTTTGTCTATAAACATAAAATGTCATGTTAATTATATTCCTCCTCAAATTTTACAAACGTTAGCCAGTGCGTAGTGCCTCTTTGTTGTCCAAATAAAGGCTTAAATGGTATCACCTCTAGTAATTTTTTTACATTTATTTGGCAATCAGACCACTTGAAAACTAGCGTCCCCCCTACTTTCAGAACTCTCATACATTCTTTAAAGCCTTTGGTCAAATCCTCTGACCAGGTAACTTTATCCAACTGTCCATACTGAGCTTTCATAATGGAATTTTTACCTGCCCATTTTAAATGAGGGGGATCAAAAACAACCAAGTTAAAAGTGTTGTTTTCAAATGGCATATCACGAAAATCACCGATAATATCAGGGTCTACATTGACCTTTTTTCCATGTATCTTAAATTTTTCTTGTCTGATGTCCATAAAAGTTGTGTGACTCTCATTTTTATCAAACCAAAACATTCGACTTCCACAACAAGCATCAAGTATTTTTATATCTGACATCAGCGCCTCCTAGAAAGGTAGATCGTCATCACTGATATCCAATGGATTCGATGACCTACCAAATGAATTGTTATCACGAGTAAAATCAGGCACTGGATTTGTTGTATTACCCTCGAAAAAGCTACCTTGTTGTCCGTAACTATTTCCATTTTGGAAATTGTTCCCTTGGTTGTTTCCGTTTTGGAAATTACCGCCTTGATTACCGTTACCTTGTTGCTGATAACCGCCGTGATTATCTTGATAGCCTTGGTTGTTTTGCTGACTGTTACGGCTCTCCAACATTTGGAAATTACTAGCAACAACTTCTGTGACATAGACACGCTGACCTTGCTGATTGTCATAGTTGCGAGTTTGGATTGCACCTGTAACGCCAATCAACGAGCCTTTTTTAGACCAATTAGCGAGATTTTCTGCTGCTTGTCGCCAGATAACGCAATTAATAAAATCAGCCTCACGCTCCCCAGCCTCATTTTTAAAATTACGATTGACAGCCAGAGTAAAGGTTGCAACTGCGATATTGCTTTGCGTGTATCTCAGTTCAGCATCTTTTGTGAGTCGCCCAACTAAAACAACGTTATTGATCATTTTTTTATCTCCTCTACCTCAATTACAAGTATTGATTTATCTCCAGAGCAGAATGAATTCATAAATCTATAGAAATTTACAGCCGCCATGTATTCATTTTGTGCCTCTGTCTCATAACCAACTTCTATGCTTTCATCTAGCGATAAAGCGTGTTTAGTAGCTTGTCCAGATACATAGAATGTCTTGCGGTTATTTTCCATCTTCCAGATCCTCCTGTTTAACAAACACCCCATCAACCATCTTACCTGTACGGTCTTTGATTTCATCCCAAGCCACTTGTAAGCAAGTCTCAAGATCTGTCCCCTCATTGATAGCAATCTTGGCAAGTATGCCTGTCAAATTTCGGATATGAAATTGAATTTGTGTGCTTGTATTCATGAGGCCGGCATTAAAAATCAAATCAATCATCCGATGAGCGATTAAGCCAATTTCTTTCCCACCGTACAACAGTAGATAATCAGTTTCCACATCATTAGCTTTGTATAATGCTTTGCTGTGCTGAGTGGGATCAACTAGCTGTTCAATTCTTTCAAATTTCATTTGTTGGGATAGGATGGTCAAAACGACCATCACATCACCGATACTATCAATAAGTTTTACCTTGTCTGATTTTGCTTTTCCTGCATTCAACTCACCCCACTCTTCGTTGAGTTTTTGCATTTGTTTAATCGGTTCAGCTTTGTCTAAACCTTTAGCAGCAGACCATCCTTGTACATTCTCAATTAAATTAGTCAAAGACATTTAAAACCCCTCCTTTTAGTTCTTCTTGTGTTTTACCGTCGTACACTGTTTCAAAAGCTACCTGATTAGCTAACAGCCATTCTTTGAATAGTTTAGCTTGCGGATTTCCCCCTGGGAAAGTCAATCGTAAGTCATAGCTTACTGGCTCGCTAGACTCAAATTGGGGCGTTTCTGGCTCGTTTCCTGAGATAGTCTGGATATCAGATTCACCTTCTAATATTTCGCCTGTTTCAGCATCGATAGCCTTGATATTCACATTGGCATTTTCTCTGGCCATACGCTCAATTTCGGCTTTACGTTCTGCCTCTGCTTGAATTTGCGCCTCCTGTTGCTCTTTACGCAAGATAGCAGCATCACGGTCAGACTTCATGAGGTTTAAAACATCTACCAAAGTTTTTCCATCTTCAAGGTGTCTAACATAGCCATCTGCTGGCAAATCGTATTCATTAGCTTGATCCAAAATAGCCTGTTTGTTTGCTTTAAATTCTTCAAGAGCATCAAATTCTGCCAATACCAGAGCATCGATTTCATCAAGCGTTGCTTTCTTGAGTTCGAATTTACCAGATTTGAAATATTTTTTAAGGCTGTATTCATCATAGCGATCTTCAAATGTGGATTTTTCAAGACCTGCTACCATACATTTATCTTCAAAAGCAGCACGGACGATATCCACGCGCAATAATCGCTCGTGTTCATCAATATCATCCCTGACCTTTCTAAGTTTAGTTAGCAGTTCACCCAATGGGATGCGTGATTTTTCAAGTCTTTCTTCAAATTCATCAAGTGGATTTTTGAAATTCTTAGCAATCTTTTTACGCTCACTATCTAATCCATCATCAAGAGCTTTGTATCTTGTGATTTGTTCTTTGATCTCTTTATAATCAAGCTCATCAATTTTTTTATCTTCAAGCTGTGAAACTGCTAGAGCAATGGCTTTATCAAGACTTTCAAAGTCAAGACTAATTTTGCCTGGTACATAAATTGGCTTAATGTTTTCTAGTTCACTTAAAGTCACATCTTTCATTTTTCTAATCCTCCAATCCTAAAAATCTTAAGAAATCAGCTTTTGCACTGCGTTCTACTGGTTCTGGTGCATCTGATCCATCTAGCATTTTGATTTCATGTGTTGCTTCGACAACAACGATATTGCAACCAAACGACGCTGCCAATGTATCTATACGCTCTCTCTGCTCCTCATAAGCATCATAATCCAAGGTTAAAGCGTCTTGCATACAATTACACAAGCCTACTTTGTAAGCTAAGCGTTTTTTGTGATGCTCATACTCTGACACAAAATGCCCATTTTCTTTTTGTTGAAAAGCGATAATTTTTTTAGTTTGTTTCATGTTGTTTCCTCTTTCTTTTTTTACAAATTATTAAAATCTTGTCCTTGAGCTTTAGCTATCTGACCATTGAGATAGCTCATAACTGTCTCAAAGTGTAATTCTGGAATATCGTGAAAGTCACGAATTTTGAAATACTGCAGCACATGGTTAGCAACCTGATCAAAGGTAGCATTTTTAAGTTGTGCCCATGTTCGAACTTTTCCACAGACTGATTTGTATTGTTCAGTATTGATTAATTCTGATTGATTAGCACTGCTATCTTGTGATCGTTGTTGATTTGATTGTGCATCCTGTTGCTGATTTTCTTCAGCTGGATATTCATCAATATCTTTTTCGCCGATAGCGAATAGACCTTGTAAAGCATATTTCCTAGCGTATGAACTAACCGCACCTGTCCACTGCGGATCTTGCATTTGCTTGATCTGACCTTTTTGTGTATTAAACACTGGTACTGGACTTAATTCAGAATATGCCGTTGATTGGTATCTCTCTTCTTTTTCATTGTTGAGAGCTACCGCTGTTGCTTTGACAAATATTTTTCCTGCTAGCTCAATAAGCTCATCCGTCACAATTACAGACCAATTGCTTTTCAGCTCTTTAAATGTTGTATAGATGTCCTCGGCATTTCTAAATGCGTACTTTACATCTTTTGATTTCTTT